GAAAGATCATATCCTTCGGGTGCGAATGAATCTATTTCAGTTTGAGCACCATCTTTTGAAGGAATAATATATTGCTTAGCAAATGAAAAATTAGGCTGTCCGTTTATAGTTACTTCTCCACTATCATAATCAATCGTAATGTCTTCTTTATACATTCCACGTAGTTCTGAAAGTCTAGTTCTTGCTTTAACCTCTGATTGCGAACCGATAGGAACAATTACTTTCATTCTATGTTGAGAGTTAATAATATTCCATATAATACGAGAATTTTCCATTGTTCTCAACATATTAAAAGATCTAACTAATCGCTCAACGTAAGATAATCTTGAAATAAAGTTGTTTTGTGCCCATGAAATATAAATAACGTTTCCGTCTACTAATTCTCTTTGTCTCTTTGAATCACCTCGGAACTGAATCCATACTCGATAATCATTACCTTCATCATCTTTTCGTATTTCTGGCTCCAGTGTTATAGGATCTAATTCTTTAAACCCTAGAATATTTTTTGCTTCGTCTGTGCCCTCGCCATCATATATAATTTCAAACGCTAAAAATCCATCGATAAGAAATTTTTTGCAATAATGCCATCCACCGTGTCCTTGATTAAATCCAAATGCGTAATATACTCTTTTAAAAGATTCATTTAAGTCATCTACAATTTCTTTAGCTTTTTCAGCCTTAAGAACTGATTTCAGTTTTTGCGTATTGGGATATGCAAAAAAGTTAGCGTCATCTTGAATAATAGTTTCATCTGCAATAACATCAAGAACATATTCTATTTCTCCATTCATTGCAAATCTTCTTAGAAAATCTCTTCTTGTTGGGTATTCTTTATCAAAAAATGCAATGAATTCTTTTTGTCCGATGTCCATCCCGGCAGCCATCTGAGGATTGCCGTATAGACTATACATTGTATCTTCTTGAATTTCAGATATGCCAATAGATTTCGACTGTTTGATAATATTTTGATCCCATTTCATACCTAACACAGAAAGATAACGAATGTTTCTTTGCAAGTTATCTAAAAAGGTACGAGGGCCTTTATCTAAGTTACGTAATGAAAATATTCCAGCCACAGTATTTACTTTTATTTATTTTATATATTTATATCTGGCAATTTAATTATAGTTTTATTCCTTATTATTACGATTATCCCAATACATCTGATAAAGCATTTGCAAATTAATTCTTTTAAATGCATAAGCAGGCGTTAGAAAAGGAATATATTTCCATTCCTCGTATTCGATCATTCTAAATTTTCTTACGCTTTTAAGATAATATGATCTATATCCGAATTCAAATAAGGCGTTATATTTTTTATTGAATATCTCAAAAAGTTGCGGATTCTTTCCAAGTATTGTAGCCATTATATACGTATAATTAATAGCCAATTTCTTATTCTCAATTTTCTCATCTATTTTTTCAAAAAAGACTCTATAATATTCATAATATGATTGAAGAAATTTTAATCTTTCTGACGGGGGCAAAATATTCAAATTAATCCCCTTCATCAGTTTTGTCATCGGATTAAATGAAGTACAAAAAACTAAAGGAGTAAAATCGTGAAAAGTAACTTGTTTTCCGGTTTTAAAATTTTCTAATTCAGCTAAATTTTTTGTATCAAGATTAATAAAAATATAAATCATTCCTGGAACAGGCATTCCATGATTAACTTGAGCTACTAGTGATTCCTGATCTGTTGAATCTATTTCAATTAACTTTTTATCTCCTTTTAACTCAAGTTGTAAGTAATTTTCTATTAATCTTTCATACGCAACTTTTTCGATATCATCGATACGTTTATATACTTCATATAATTCTTTTGGAGATTTCATTATGAATTATTTCCAGCCCAGAAACGTCCTATTAGTTTTTCAAGAGTCTTTTCGGTGAACACATAAAATTTGGAACTATTTTTTTCTGCCCAAGCATTCATTGCGGCCCATTTAGCTTCATTTATTAAATATTCTTTAGCATCATTATTAAATTTTCTAACTTCTTTAAGAGAAGCAGTAGCGTTAGGCGGAATAGGCTTTTTTAATTTTCCGGAAGGCTTTATTTCGATGAACATTCTTTGCATATCGCCTTCTCCCTTATCTACCTCGATCCAGAAATCTGTGTTATAATGTTTTATTACCCAATTTTTTGGATTATTAGGATCCAATCCTTGTTTTTTGCATTCTTCAAGTTTTGAAACTCGATCGTAATAAGGAATACGAATAGGCTCTGAGCTCCATCTAATGACCGATGGAGAATAATCGCACCAACGACAAAAACTATATTCCCATGATGATCTATAAATTACTAAATTAGGATCTCCTATATATTTCGCAGTATTTTGAACTTTATAGTAGCCCTGTTTAGTTTTTGCATCTGGCCGTTGATTGGGCGAGTGCCATTTTTTATAGTTTGAATTATAATTCATTAAGCTTACATTTACATTTATTTCCGTGACATCTATTATAAACGTTCAAGGGGATTTTTTTATGACAAACTTCACATTCAATTATTTTAAGAGTTTTACTTCTTTTTTCGTATAAATCTTTTTTTCTTTTTTCTGCTTCTTCAATACCGTATTTTTCTACCCATATATCAAATGGTTCTTTTCCAAACATAATATTTTTTTCTCCATTATATTTGCCTATTTTAGCATTACTCATTTTTTGTTTAGATTCTTTTGTATGATGTTTTCCTTTATTAGCCGGTATTCGGCCTTTCATCGAATTACTCATTTTTTGTTTAGTTTCTTTAGAAATAATGCGGGTTTTCATTGCTTTTCTAATTCGTTCTATACCTTCAGGTGAATGATTAACAACTTTAACCGGATTAGCCTTTTTAGAATTACTTATTTTTTGTTTAGTTTCAAGACTATGTTGCTTTCCTTTCATCCACGTTTCTTTGCCTTTTTTGGATTTACTTATTTTTTCCCTTGTTTCGATTGAATGGGGTTTTCCTAAATTCCATGTAGTTATTCCTTTATGTGATTCGCTAAGTTTTTTCTTTGTTTCAATAGAAGCCTTTTTTCCTATATTAGATTTACTTATTTTTAATTTTGTTTCTTTTGAATGTTGACCAGAAATTCCCAATCCACCTGTTGGACTAATATTATATCCATTTGGCTCAAGCGTATCAAATAATTTAATATAATATTCTTCTAATAAAAGATGATTTTCTTCTTTTATATTTTTTAATTTAATTCGAATAAAATTTTTACGTCCGTGTTTTCTTATAGCTTTTTTTATTAATAAACCTGAACCAAAATAACTATCTTTTTCATTATTATGTTTTCCAATATAACATTTGCCATTAATTTTATTAATTGTTATATAAATGAACAAATTCATGTTTTAATCTATATATTCATGATTTTTTTGCAGATTGGCATATTTAAATGTTGTAAATATTTCCTCGACTCACAGAAATTTTTTTACTCTTAGGCATATTTCCATAAAGTTTTCTCCAGCCCTTGAAAAAGCCATTTTTAACAACTTGTGTAAAATAGGCAAATGCATTCTGAGATTTTTCTGGATCATATCCTCTCCAATATAAATAACAATCCATGACAGCAAATGCTATACAATCTTCGCGATCTTCTTCGTACATATATTGATATCTAGTTGAATATTTTTTGGCAAGAATCATAAACATATCAATGGCCTCTTTGGACAAAGTATCGTTTTTCTTACATTGTATTATTTCATTTCGTAATTCCGAATTTTTAACGTGGTGCGTAGCCATATTTATTTTTGGTTTTTGTTTTTGTTTAATATTCTATATTTATGATTTTCTTTACTGCTACACCATTCTAAATTTTCGAGTCTATTATTAGATGGATCGCCGTCTTTATGATTAACTTGATAATATTCATAATTTTCAATTGGATTGAATGCTAATAATACTAATCTATGAACGTGAATGTATTGGCCATTAACTTTTGCTTGGGAATAACTTTTTGAGTGTATTTTTAAAATTTCATTATGTCTTAACGCAATAACAGAATATCTTGGGCCTCTATATTTTGTGGGCCCGGTGTATTTAATTCTCCCAAAATTTGATATTAAATAATTGTGTATATCAGGAATTGCTTTCCAAATTTCTTTTTCCATTTTTTAACAAACTTAACAATTCTTTAATTATTATATCAAAAAAAGCATGATAAGTTTTATCATGCTTCAATATCTTATAATTTAATTAACTTATTTTAACGTTCCACCGTTGCCTGCCGCACTTTTTTTCACTGTAATCTTAGGATTATATTTAACAGTATCATTAGTTGATTTTGTAACTTCTGGAAGTACCGGCATTTCAATTTGAAATTCCAGTCCTTGCATATAATCTAAAAAATCTTTTTTCTTTAATCCCGGATCATTAACTAAATATTTAACGTATGAATCTCTTAACGCATTTTGACTTTGAATTAAAGTTTGCTGCGTTTCTTTAATATCATTAACCATTATGATTAATGTGTCTATTTTTTGACTATCCGATTTTAATGATTCAATCGTTTTTTTAATTGAGGCAGTATCAACATTTTTTCTTTCGGATTTAACGCCAAGTGTCCACACAAACGTACCTATTGCAACCACTGTCATAAAATATCCCCAAGCATTTTTAATATTATCTAGGAGAGTTTTTACAGGTTTGACAATATCCGTCGGAGTTGGTTGTGGAGTTTTTTTGGTTGCCATATTAAATAGTCAGTGTTCTTATCATTGCTTTAGGAGCTGATTGTATTTCCTGCTCTCCCGCTTCGTTTTTTACGATTATTTTTACGCTATCGGCATCGCCAATGGCTGATGTGTAATCAATTGCATTAACTAAAATATTTTGAAGAGCTTCTTCTGTAACCTGATCAATTAATACACCAGGTACGTAATTATCTTGATTTGCAAAATCATTAATGTCTTCAAATATTCTTATTTTATTTTTAGCCATATACGTAGATACGCCTTCAATAATTACCTTTACTTGTTGATCATCTCTTGCAGTTTCCCATTGATTATATTTAACAAAACACTTATCGGTTTTTACGGGAATATTTCCTTGATAAATTCCACATCTTACATATTGTTCAAAAAGAAGTTTTTGTGTTTCTTCGTCAAATTTCATATGGGGCTGAGTTGTAATTTCAGGTTTTTCATGAAATTCCTTTAAATCCTTTGGATCTACAAGATATGTATTTCCCTGCACCATTACAATGAATTTATCGCCTATTTCGCCTGAAATAAAACCCGTTTCTTTATTGTACTTTACTTTATCATGTATCTGAAGTTCTTCGTTAACAGATTCAGATACAGATTCAGGAATCTTAGCAGTTTCAGGCTTTGAAGTATCAATTTTTCCCGTTTCAAGTATCTTATTTATAAGAGGCATTACTTCTTTATGAGAATCTCTTCTTATGTTCATTAGACACTTAAGGCCTTCAAATATAAGATTTATTTCTTGTTTGTTAAATTTTAACATAGTATCAAGATTTATTTTTTAACTTGTTTTTGTCTTTTAAGAAATACTTTTTTCACTTTTTTAGGTTCGGCCAAATCATCAGGATTTTTATCCTTATCAAAATTTGTTCTTTCTAAATTTTTATTGGGCGCACCCGCGGCTTCTTCTTTTTTCTTTTCTTCCTCACCTTCAGCAGGAGTTTCTTCTTCTTCCTCGCCTTCAATCGAAGTTTCTTCACCCGTTTCAACTTCACCTTCTGCCGGAGTTTCATCTCCAAGATCTAATTCTGCAGATCCTTCTTCGCCGCCTCCGAGTTCTTCTCCGCCTTCTGCCGGAGCTTCTTCTCCACCTTCAGGTGGTTCAGGTTTTTCAAGCTCAGCTTCAGCATCTACTTTGTCTGCATAAGCTTCCAAATCATCTGCACCAAGATCAACTTGATCTTCTTCGGACGAAGGCATATCGCTTAATAATTCTGATTGATCATCATCAAATGTAACTGAAGACGCTGGACCTCCTGCGTCTGGAGCAGTCATACTGGCTTTTCCTACAACTGTTCCAAATTCGTCACTCTCTCCGCCGGTGCCAGGTTCTGTTTGTCCTCCAGTTCCTTTAGCTGCCATAGCTCCTGTAGGAACTACAACAGTGTATGATTTACCTGATTGATCATCTTGAACAGTTATATTTAAATTTTCATTTACATTAATAAATGATTCTACCTCATTAAGATAATTTTTATACTGTTCTTTAACTTCTGTTAATTCCTCTTGAAGTGATTTAATAACTTCTGAAGCAACTACATGTTCAGGACCATACATGGAAAATAAATCTATTTTTCCTTGCAATTCAGAAATGTAATCACTATATTCTTGTTTAGTCTCATTTATCTCTGATAATACCTTTTCTTTATTAGGAAGGATATCGGTGAATGTTTTTGAAACATCGAATCTCATATGTTCCATCATAACCTTTTCGGCTTGAATTGGATTAATATTACGATAGAAAGTCGTTTTATCATTAATAGGATCAAACGTAGTAATAAAAATATTATCTCTTAATTTAAATACATCAGCAGCATAGTTCTGATTTTCTTTAAGATATACTCTTTTAACAAAATCAAGTTCAGCAATTTCATCAAAATTTTCTCTAAGCACATTTACTATGTTAAAAAAATCAGTATTCCCAGACCATTCTGCAAGTTTAGCAGATTCGTTTATTTGATCGACTGAAAACTCTTTACCGTCAATGATAGTTTTATTCTCGGTTAATACGGCTTCTTTATTACCTATGAAAACCTTAATATCTTTCTTGGAAATTTCTACTGCTGGAAGATTAATAATATCGCAAAGTGCTCTAAAAGATTCATCAAGTTTATTTACTTCAACATTCTTAATTTTATTAATATTGTTTCCCTTCTTAACATAATAAGTTCCATGAACATTAAAAAGAACTTCATTTTCACCCAAATAAAGAATTGGCGAGAACAGTTTGTCTTCAATATCACATTCAGCATTATTATATTCTAATTGTAATTGCGTGGCGTCAAGAGTAACAATGTTTAAAATATCTTTAATAAATGGATCATAACTAAATTTAACAAGTGTTTCTTTAAGAAAACTTTTATTTTGTTCCGTTTTATTATTAAGATAATTTTCGACAACATCTTCAATAACAGGAAGTAAATAACTACTTCTTGTTCCAGCCATAACAGCAATTATCTTTGAAATATCAACATCATTCTTATATTGATCGACGCGACTAGCAACAGCATTTAATTCAGTATTAACTGACGGCAAATAACTATAGCCTGATAACGCAGAAACGAATTCTTCGTGAAGAAGAACTTCTGGAACATGCTGCTCTATTTTATCTCGAAGATTTTCAAGAATCATTGCCAATGTTGGCTCAAAACGTGATTCTTTTTCAAGTAATCGATTAACGGCGCTTCTAATACCTAAGTTTTTAATGGCGTATATTCTTTTTTGATTACTAAGCCATTCTTTAATGTAAGAATCGGACGTATGTTTTTCTAGACCTTCGAATAGATTATTTAATGCTACTCTTTCAATTTCAATCTGAGCATCAAAGGTAACTCCATTGTAAATTGCGGAACTAATTGCGCCAATGGTTGTTTCGCACAATGTTTTTACTTCATCTATAGATGTTTTAGTTTTTAATTCATTAATTTTTGCTATCATAGCCACATAGTTATTTGATTTAATGATAATATTTTTATTTATATATTTTCTTATTTTTGAAATTTTTATCCAAAATCTTATATTACAGTTAAGTTTGTTATTACTCCGTATGGCTGCATATTATCGGAAGGCGATAATGTTACGCTATGCCCCACTGCTGAATTAATCACATATAAATTAATTGTTTTATAATCAATATTTCCAGGATATACTATATTACCAAATGGCAAAGTAACAGGATTACTTTCATTTATTTGATATTCAACAATATTAAAATACAAAGATGCGTCGCCCGAATATACTACTCGATTATTTGTATCTCTCATTTCTAATACTGCATACAAAGAAGCGTTAGGTGTTGGAGATATAAAATAACCACTATCTACAACATAAAAGGACGAAGCATCAATTTCGCCGGTAGATACATTAGGCGCTATTTTAATAATAGGTTCTCTGTAAGCTTTAACGGCAGAATCAGTATTCCATAATATTTGGGGCTGTTTGAAATTAGTAAATGTATCTGGAATATTCCAAACATAATATTCATGATTGCTTATTCCTTTTTCTATAAGATTTTTAGTATTATCGGTATTTAATGTCCAAGCAACATCGACCTTATTGATGACAGCATTTTCCTGTTTATAATCCCATTCAATAACAAGTGGGACACCCTTAGGAATGATTGTATTATTATAGCTAGTTGTAATCGTTATTTGGCCATCATTATTTAAATCTTTTTTATCAATTAAACGATAGCCAATGCTTTTCATATAAGAATTTGCATCAACTTCAGTAGTGTTATCAAACACTGGTTGATATGCTTCTACTTGTAAACTAAATTTAAGTTTTATCTTATTATCTTGTTCGAATGAATATTCGATATTTTTTTCAATAGCAACGCTTTCTGGAAATCCGACTGAACACCCCATTCTCATTCCTTTATAATAAACATAAAATGTAATGGTTTTATAAAAAACTTCCCTTATTATTTGTTCTATTTTTAATCCGGTAATTTGTGTGTCGAGCCAAACTTCACAATCAAAATTCATATTAAGGGGAATTAAATAAAGAAATGCTCGATAAGTTTGTAATTGGCCAGCCACTTCTTTTAGAAAATTGGCCTGAACATAACGAGAAGTTGTTCTCGCAGAATCAATTTCCGAACCAGCATAACTAATTACACCGCGCGGAATCATATCAAAATTTCCATCGGCGGGTTTAGGCGCTATGCAATCACCATAGTGAGTATAAAAATCTTGCATGAATCTCTCGTCCCCTGACATATTATAATACCAAGGAACTTCTACTGTTTCTATATCATTGCTCGACCATACTTGTTCATATGTAATCTTATTATTAAGAATATTTAATACTCCTGCAATAACTGCTCGGACAAGTATGTTTTCGTTATTATATCTTTGGTGTAAAGCCATTAATCTTCTTTATTTTCTTCTCTTTCAGCTTCTTTAGCATCTTTATATGCTTTTTTCATGAATTCCTCGTGTTCATAATACCTTTTAACTGCTTCATTATATTCTTCTTCGGATATTTTTTTAAGCCCCGCCGAAAACATATCGAGTACAATTGAGTTTCCATCTGGCCAAATAAATTCATATTTCGAACCAAAACCCTGTTGCTTTGCACGAATATAAGGAACGCCCAAATCGGGATCGTAATAATATCTCTTTTTTTCTAAACTTTCATTAACCAATCGGGCTTTCATTTTTTCTTTATTTTATTTATTCATCATTATTCGACAACCACTATTCTTTTCATAAACTCGGGAGGAAATGCTCTTCTATTATTGTGAATTAAATCTGCAAGAGCACCATCAAGTATATACGTAACGGCCCAATCTGTTTCACTTCTAACAGAACGTCCAGTCCCCTGCAATACATTAATTATCGCTTTCCACCGGTACCAATCTGGATCTATTTTAAGTTTTGTTGCTACGAATTTATCACTTAATGATAAATATGGAACTTTAGCAAAAATTTGAAAACGAGACCAATCATCTTTTAAATCTAATCCTTCTAATAAAGACGGCCCCATTATTATTTTGTTTTTATTTCTTTTTAACATTTCAAGAACTTGTCGCTTTTCTTCGGTTCCGTTATACACAAGTATTCGTCGCTTATTTTTATGACTTAATCCTGTAAAAATCTTAAGTGCTAAATCATATGATGCTGTATGTATAATTCCGCTTTCATCGTGATGATTTTCAAGAATTTCATTTATTTTATCAAATAGCCAGGGAAGATTAGCATCTATCTGATTATATGTCATTCGTCGTTGATTGTAAAAATAAATAGGAGAATTTGTAAAATCGAAACTTGAATCCATTTTAATATACTTTGCATCCTTAAGAGCAATGCTTCTTAAATATTTTGAAGGATCAGCAAACGTGGCACTCATTAACACAGTAAATCCTGTCCATTGGTGAAAATATTTATGCATCATATAAGATTCCTGCAAGCAATTAAATGTTAATTCATTTTCTCCTGTAGGATTTTTAACGATGTTTCGCGTAGAAGTTTTATCTATGATTTCGTTAAAATCTTCAACTTTGCAATGTAAATCTTTTAGCCAATCCGATAATCGTAGAGCTTCTCTCCATTCCTTTGGAGGATCATCGTGTGGATAATCATCATTAACTTTTGTTTTTAATCTTTCTATGGATGAAAAATATTCTTCAAATGATTCTTCGATTTCTAAAAGTATATTATGCAATATATCTTGATTTTCATTCTTAAATAATTTTTCAATGCAGTTTTTAATGTTTCTATAATCTGCGAAATGATCTCTAACTTTAAATACTGCAAAAAATTCAGTTAATCTTTCAAGCTTTTCAGTTGTTTTAGGATCAAATTTTGGAGAATAATGATTTTGAATTATGTCAAGAATCTTGTGTCCTTCATCACATATTGTAAATTGTCTTGGCGGAAATAAAGGTTTTTCTATTGTTTTATTAACATAGTTTTGCATAATTAGCCAATAAGCATAGTTCAACAGCGCAGTTGGTGATTCGGCTGCTAAATCACGAACTACAAAATAGGGACATGAATCATAGCAATGCATAGAACGTGGAGGCTTATTTCGAATTCGACATGTACCTAATGAATTTTTTTCCATGTTATCTATACAAAGATAATTGTCGATTCCTTTTATTGAGCCCCAATGTAAATTAAAACGATCAAAATCTTTTTCATATTGCTCCTGAAGAGATATGTCTGACGCAAGAATGTAGCCATCATGATTTTCTTCATTAAGAATCCATGCAGTGGCCATTGCAATTAACGATTTACCACTACCTACTGGCGCGTCAATTATTACAACATTTTTAGATTTATCAAAATATGTTTTGATAATTTCGATTATTGTTTCTTTTTGTCCTTTACGCCAAACAAAACTATCTCCTAAAAAAGTTATTCGGAATTCTTCAAGTTTTGTTTCTATTTGTTCTAATGTCATTGATAGATATATTTAAGTTTTTATGACAACAAAAGGCTTAAGTTTTCTTAAGCCTTTTTTATTTTATTAAATAGTTTTTAATCTACATTGCCCAGCCTTGAGCTGTAATATTTCTATAAACTTCATCAAACATCAGATTTGCTGCTTCGTCAGCAGGTGTGTTTTCTTGCCAATAATCTGCTACGCACATATATAATCCATAAGGAGAATCATAGTCATCTATAAATGTTTTAAGTCTTTCTTTAGAAGTATTCATATATTTTAATTCTTTGGCAGATAACTTCTCTGTTAATCTTTCCCAAATAAGATCGGTGACTTCATCTAAATATGACTCATAATCATCATCAGAAGATTTTTGACTTTCCAGCCATTTATCTATTTGAGCATTTGCCCAATCATCTTCAGCTTTTGTTATTTCGTTTACTAATTTTGCTCTCATAATAAAACAATATTTTATTCTACAAATTCATAAAAATTTTCTTGCTCGCCTCTGCAGCATTCCCCATTTACTCGAATGGTATATTTATCGCCATATATATCAAGTATTTCTTTGGCTTCTTCCCATTTCTTTTTATCTAAAGCTTCACCATTTTCATCAGTAATATTACCACACCATCCACATCGATAAACAATTGGCGTATCTGTCAAAGATTCATTTACTAATTTTGCTCTCATTTTATAGCCATTTATTTTCTATTCTTTTAACAACTGCTTTCACCAAGTCTGTTAAATGATCCTGATTAACTTTTTTCTTTTTAAGAAATTTATCGAAAAGATTATCTGCTGTTCCCAATTTAAGAACATCTGTAATAAATTCATATGCAAGATCATCCATCGTAAATGATTCCTGTTTCTTTTCGTTTAAATGTTCTCTAACTAATTTCATATTTCGTATTCCCTTGCTTGTGGCTCATCAAAGATTCCTTTGTCATAATCATTCCCAGTTTCATACCATTTTCCACATAACATACACTGGCCTTCTCGATTAATATACCTTAAGCAATCATGATCATCGACTTCTTCATCTGTTCGAGGATCATAATCATGAGCTTCTTCTCGTTGTCTTGAAAATTCTTCTCTTCCCTGATCTTCTTCTTCATATCCTTCAAATACCATACGCGCTCGATTAGAACTGTTTTCATTTTCAAGAACGATGTCTCTAAGGAAAATTTTCTTCATTTTCCCATCCTTAAGTTTGAATAAGAATGCGTTATCTCCTATTTTTGCCATAGGAACGCCATTTTGGAGTTTTCCTAAATCACCTTTAAGTCTAAATTTAAGAATTCTTCTTGAGAATTCTGGTATTTTAACTTCATTACTTAATGCCTTAAATAATTTATCATCAAAAACATCTTCTTCTTCAACGGCTATTTCATCAGCGGTCTCCATATCGGTTGTGTCAACATCTACTTCATCAGGATCGATCATTTCATCGTCATCAGCATCCCCCCATGTGTCAGGGGCATCGATGCCACGAGATTTTTTAACCGGCTTTTTTGCGTTTTTTCTCGGCCTTCCTCGCTTTGCGAATTCATATAAAGACTCTTCAACCATGATTTTTTTCATATTTAATTTTTATTTTTTAGATTCATATTGTTTAACGGGTCTAACTCGAGTTCTGTAGTTATGAACTCGTCCAAATTTATCAAGCCAAAATCCTTGCGCTGCACATTTTTTGCAAACTCCGTGTTCATATTTTCCTTTTGTATCTTCTCCACATGAAGGGCACGGCATTGGCATATCCCAATCCCAATCATCGGAGCTTTCATACTGAAGACGACTTAAAGGATAATGGCCTGTTCTTCCGTTATTTCTAATAGCGCTATGAGTAGCAAATGGCGTTTCTGTATTTTGATTTACAAATCTGGCTCTCATACATTGTTATTTATTTTATATATTAAAAAACAAAAAGGAGAATTTTATTCTCCTTCATTTAATTTTTCAATCGTTAAATCACTAAATCCTGCGTTTTTATTTATTTCTATTCGATAATCAAACTGTTCAACTGGCAAGGGACTATGATTAATGATAAATATATTCATTTGCATTTCTTTGGAAATCTTTTGAAGCAATCCGATAATATCATATATGCCATCGCCATCAATAGAAGAAAGAACTTCATCCAACATAAAAATATTTAGGCCTGGATATTTATGTTTAAGCATTCGAATAATCGAAATTAAGACGGCAAGATCAACTCTTTTCTTTTCTCCGGTACTTAACGTATCAACTCCTATATCAATTCCAAGATGTTCCATATCGGGTTCAAAATCAGAGTTAAATGTTAAACGATACGGAAAATGAAGTTCATTAAGTGTGTATTCTATTTCTTTATTTAATGTAGGCAAATAACTTTCAAGAATTTTCTTTTTAACTCCTGCGTCTGAATATAATTGCTCTAATACTGAAAGGTATTTATATTCTTCATCATATTTTAATTTATCATCTGATTTCTTAATTAATGATTCTTTATTTTCAGATATAATATTTTGTATGCTTTCAAATTCAGCAGATTTATTCATTTTTAATTTTGCCATCTCAGATTCAATAAGTTTATATGTAGTTTGAATCTGAATAATAAAATTATCGATTTTAGATAATCCCTGATTAACATTTTCGAGAGCAACATTATATTTTTGTTCATCTTGTTTTATTGATTCAAGTTCCTGCCCTTTTGCGGTAATACTTTCCTGAAGTTGGCCTTTAATTAAATCAAATCGAGCTTCATTAAAAGGAGTAGCGCACGTTGGGCATTTATCTTGATTATAGAGATTTATTTGATTACGAAGATGCTGTAACTCTTGAGATATCTTTGCCTTTTGTCTTACAAATACAGTTTGTGATTTTAATATATCTGCTTTCTTTATTTCCCATTCTTTCTTTTTATCATATCCTTCTTGAAGTTTAGGTTTATATTCTTCAAGTTTAGCAGCTAACTCTAGAATTTTTGAACTGTTATCTTCATTTAATTTAACTTGAAGTTTTTGAAGTTCTTTAACAGCAAGATCGATATTGTTTTTTATAGTAAGAATGTCTCTATCAAAAACATCCATGTTAAATTTTACATCTCGGGCATCTGCTCTAACTAGTTGATTCATCTTATTAATAATGTCCATGGCAAACAATTTATCTATGATGATTCTTTTATCATTAGGAGTCATCGAAATAAAAGATTTAAAGTCATTAATACTTAACGATATGATGTTCGAGAAGATATGATAGGGCAAGCCAGTGACCTCTAAATCTATATAAGATTGATAATCTGTAATTCCGGCCTTCCCGATATTGTTATCATCGCTTGGTTCGTCGTCCTGCGTATGTTTCCATGCAGTAAGATTCGAAGGCGATAAATTTCTTTCTATCGTAACATAGGTTCCGGGCGAAGTTTCGTCGAGTCCTTTAATGTATCCGTGCTTGTTTAGACGATTAGCAATTTCATCTTTCTTAAATCTATCTAATCGGCCGTAATAAAGAACCTTTGGAAGATTGACAAAAAAAGATTTGCCATTGCCGTTTTTTCCAAGAACCATCCATAAGCCGCCTTCATCTGGAAGATTAAGAGTTTGTAATTTATTTCCAAAGGGCCCAATATTGCGCCATTCAATGCGTTTTAATTTCATAAATTATTTCTTATGTCTAAATACTCCATTTTTATCCGGGTCTTCTTCCCATTCTCGTTCCTTAAGAACATCTAGTTTGTTAAGAGCAAAATGCAAAAGTTTATTAAATGATGTATCGTTTCCAAAACGAATTCTAAATGCATCTAATAAAAGTAAAACACAATCTGCCCATTCTTCTTCTTCGTTTTCTTTTCCTAATGCATCAAGTAATTCTTCAACCTCTTCTTTTAAATGATTTAAAGGGCCTCTTGGATCGGTTCTTATTCCAAACTGTTTATCTGAAAATTTCCCTATTTCTGTCTTTACATAATCTATCATAAAGAATTTCTTGTTTATTAGTATTAATATTCTGTTCCTCTAAAGTTTCGTTTTCCGGAAAATAAAGATCTCCAAATTGTGCTAAATCTTCATCATGAAAAACTACTTTACTTTCTTTTTTAGGATATAGTGATTTTCGTTTCATTCGTCTTCTTCTCCTGTGTTTAAAACATTTTTAAAAAGATAATTTACTTCATCTATCATTTCTGATAATGAATTAAAAAATACTGCATTTGGTCTTGCTAACTTAGTTTGAATAATAACATCCTGCTTTCTTTCATATTCAGGATCAATTCCAATTATTGCAATCTTATCGGTTGAATTACACCACATACCTAATTCGTATAGAACTATAGGATTTAACGAACCCCTTGAAAACCAAAAGAAAAGAATATTGGCATCTCTTAGATGTTGATATTCCCAGGTAATCTGTTCTTCTGCTGCGTTGGGATCGTTTATTGGGAATTTTTTTCTTCTAGGCGTATAAATTGTAAGATTATCAAGATCTCTTAATTCATTAACGACATAACTTTGCCAATCCGGGCAATTCGTGATTCCGCCTGCCAAAAACATTTTAATATTTTTGTTGTTTTCGACAGAATAAATTTCTTTAGGTGCTTCAATTATTAATGCCATCTTTTTTTGTTTTTTGTGAACTTTTTCTTTTTTTCTTGAATTTTTTTTCTGTTTGTAGCTTAACATTACAGCGTATAACAGCTTTGGCTTTAGCAATTAATTCGTCTATAGGTGCTTTTTCATAGCCAAAGCGTGCATCGCCTTCCATTAAAATATATAAATCCTCTCCTATTAAATCCGCAACATTTTTTAAACTATCAAAATCTAAACTAACGTTTAAATCTCCGTACCAAATCTTTCCATATTTTTTAGTAATTACGTTGGCATTAAAAATAACAAGATCTCCTTGATGCTCTTTGCAGTATTCACTTTTAGAAGGAGCAATCATTCGTCCCAGTTTTAATCCATTAGTTGCAAATACAATATAACAGTCTGGATCAGGCTCAAACTCTGATGGAAATTGCGAATTATTAATAAATTCATTGTCTTCTTTTTTCATTATTCAATATCCTCTTTTGACGCCTTTTCATAGTAGCGTCTATTCATTAATTTTAGTTTTACAAGAACTTCGGCCTGATGTCCTAAATCTTCAATACTTAATTCAAGCAATGAAAGTATGTCTCTTATATCTACTCCTTCTGCAAGTTCAGAAATTTCATCTTCAAATTTCTTTCTTTCAGTTTGCGTTTCAATTTTTTTGTATTTGCAGTCCTTTATTATATCTATAAATCGCGTAAGATTAAACGTATGTATGTATTTATCTGGAACAATGATGTCAGTATAATTGTTTGTTAATAATTTTATGGTGTCTGCTAAAGAAAGTTCTAATATATTTTCAAGAGTAATACGTTGAAACAGTGGAGAATAATCATTCTCGATGAATTCAAAGCTATTTTCATTTGGGTTAAAGATATATATGCCTTTAGTATTTCCAATGTCGCTGCGCTTCATATGATACGGCGAGCCTAAATATATGATATTTACTAGCTCTTGTCTTTTATGAATATGCCCAGAGAAAACTCTTTTAATACTTTTAAATTTTGTAAAGTCAGCCGACGTTGATTTAATTTCACGACCATTATCATATTTAAATCCTGAAATTTCTGAATGTGCAAAAATGTAATCAATTTTATTAGCACGAGCATAATTTTCTTCAGTTTCTTTATTTCCGATCCATGGCAATATCATTATTTTATTCGTATTGTTTGTAATGATGCATGGCTTTTGATAAATGTATACATTTGGAATGTGACGAAATGCTACTATCGAGTTAACATCGGTATCAAACTTTTTATAAATGTCGTGATTTCCCGTTAAAAAATACACAGGCAATATTTCCGACAATTCAATTATTAAATCTATAGATGTATTCATCACAT